CAGGAAGCTCCCTCGGAGGCGGCTCCGCCTCCAAGCGATTCCGAGGAGGAGGATGTGCTGTGAAATTGGAGATCGTTCAGAAACCGAGTCCGAACTACCGTCCCGTCAGGCGGGCTGACATCACTCATATCGTGCTGCACATCATGGATGGCACGTTGGCGGGGACCGATGCATGGTTTGCTTCTCCGACATCCCAAGTCAGCGCGCACTACGGCATCGGAAGAAATGGACAGGTGCATCAGTATGTGGCGGAGGGATGCGAAGCCTGGCATTGCGGACGCATTCTGAACCCCAGCGTGGCGCTGCGTCGGGGCGCCAACGGAGTCGTGCTGAATCCGAATTCCTACACGATCGGAATTGAGCTCGAGGGATGGGCGCACAGCGATGCCACGATTCATCAGTACTACGTATTGGCTCTGCTGCTGAAGGATCTCTCGAAGCGCCACGGCATCCCTCTTGTTCGCGAAAACGTCTGGCTGCATCGGGAGGTCTACGCGGCGAAATCATGCCCTGGCAGATTGGATCGGGATCTCGCGCTGTCTTTGGCCGCACGCTCCCTCTAGGCGCCCCTATTGTTGTGAGGCAGGCCGAACGGACGCTCCAGATCTGGATTCACAGCGTTCATGAAGACATCGAGGATTGGTGCCCCGTGCCCGAGGTCACGACCATGGCGCGGGAGATCGAAGTTCTGAACTGGAAGCGCGTGGAAATGGGGCGCCGACGTCTGGAGGCGCGTTGGATTCCGCGCATAGCGGAGGTCGTGCAGCGAGGAGCGGAGGCGGCGGCTCGTCTTGCTCGAAGGGATCTGACCTCGCTTCCACAGGCGGCGGCGAACGTTCTTGGCGATGCGCTGAAGAAGGAAATCTGGCGTCTGTATGAGGACGTCAACGACGCGTTCTACCGGGATTTCCAACTGATAGAGGTTGATGGCGGGCTCGCCAAAGCAGATCCCGCTATCGTGAATCCGATTCAAGTGCAGAGGATCTACGAAAGGATCGAGCGGCAACTGGCGGAGAAGATCAAAGGCATCAATAGCACTACGGCGGCNCACATTCGCTCCGTGCTGACGAGCCACTATACCGATGGGGATCTGGATGTGGAGAACATCATACGATCCCTGCGGGATAGNTATGCTTTCTCGCGCGCCCGCGGGGAGCGCATCGCCAGGACGGAAATCGTCTACATGAGCAACGCCAGNACGCATTACAGCATCGAGATGAATGCGCGAACGGATGCCATCACGAAATCCTGGTCCGCCGTGGGGGACGAACGAACGCGTCCGACTCATTCAACCGCCGACGCCACGCAGCGCGATCTGCCGTTCGACAAGCCCTTCGAGGTAGGGGGCAGCCGTCTCATGTTTCCCGGGGATTCCTCGCTCGGAGCCCCGGGGCGTGAAACCATTCAGTGTCGCTGTACGGTGCTGTACAGCCGCGCGCGGCGCCGGGAGCCCGCACCGCCTCCTCCGAAGCCCGAGCCATCTCCTCCGAAGCCGATACCGCCTTCGCCAAAGCCCAAGCCGTCCCCGAAACCTGTCAGAACTCCAGCTCCGGCGACAGAGGATCCGTTCCAGGAACGTCTTTGGGAGAAGGATCCCCAGGCTCACTATCAGGCTGTGAAGGAGCACGGTAAACGCATAGTGGATGAGATGATGAAGTATCTATCCCTCTACGCGGAACGGGAGGATTTTCTCGAACGCTATAATGAGCTCGCCGACGAGATCAAGAAAGCAGTTCAAGCGCGTAACATGGATCGAGTGAATGATCTGCAGCGCCGCATGACGCTGCTTCTTGAATCCAGCATCAAGTGGTCCGATCGCATTCGAAGCGCTTTCGAACAAGTTCTCTCACGCACCGTTCCCGCCGGGGGCAGGGAGCATCAGTTTGCTCCGATTTTCGATCCCAAGATGAAAAAGAACGATATCAGCCATGTGGAGACCATGCTGAACTTCTTCTCATCTGCCCTGCGCACAGGCGAAAAGTCCCCCATGAAGATCAGCATCAAACTCCTGCCACGCGGCGGCCGCGCCTACGCTAAGCCTTGGGAGGATTCTGTTTTCGTTCCGCCATCTTCCGTACAATACATCTGGGACCACGTGCTGGCGCACGAGATCGGCCATCTGTTGGAGGGAAATCTGGAACACATTGGAGTCGCGACCCGCTACCATTACGATCTCCGCACGAGAGGAGAGACGGCAAGACGGCTCACCGGAGGGCGCTATCGTCCGAATGAAGTCACGAAGGTCGATCAGTTCGCCTTCGAGTATACGGGCAAGTACTACGGTCCGAATTCCAAGTATACTGAGGTCTTCACGACGACGATCGAAGCGTTGTTCAGCGCGGATCGTTTCCATCAGGTGATGACCAAAGATCGGGAAACGCTTGAAGTGGTGCTCGGAGCGTTAGCGTATGGCAGGAAGCTTCCGTAATCTCCCGCAGTCCGCCCGTGCCGCTTTTCGCAGCCCATCGGGAACGGTATGCTGGCTGGATGAATCAGATATCTGGTTCACGACGCCGCAGGATGGGGAACTGGAGAAGCTCGTCCGTTTCTTCGCGCGGATCCATCAGAGGTACGGTCAGCGTTTCCAGGGACGGGACTACGATCCAGATCCCCTCTTCACCTATGCCAAATTCGTCTGCGATATGATGGACGGAACAGATCTCTGGGTGAAGGAACAGCCCTTCGTTGGGGATGTCGTATACTGAACCGACGTCCGATAATTATCCAGGATGGAAATCATTCACAAGACAGTCGATCCGGCGGCGGCGAAACTTCAGGTTCTGCAAGAAGACGATGGCGCGGGATACCTCGAAGGATATGCATCGACGTTCGGAAACGTGGATGAGCAGAATGAGACCGTCTCCAGGGGCGCTTTCGCAAAGACTCTTCGTGAACGGCTGAAGAAGCGCGCGATCAAACTGGTCGACAGCCACGCAGTCAACCATGGCTCCAAGGCCATCATCGGAGTGGTTGAGGAGGCGCGAGAGGACGATGCGGGTCTATGGATCAAGGCTCGTTTCAGTTCTGCTCCATCCGCTCAAGAAGTNCGCACGAAGGTGCGCGAGGGCATCCTGGACAGCCTCTCCATCGGCTATCAGGTGATCAAGGACGATGTGAAGGATGGCGTGCGAGTGCTGAAAGAGCTGCGTCTGTTCGAGGTCAGCGTTGTCGCGTGGCCGGCTAACACGCAGGCGCTGATTTCGGCGGTGAAGCGCGTCGTTCCCGTCACCACCTTCGCGCTGGCTCCTCTTGATACTCCTTGGAACGGCAACCGCGCTCGGCAATCCCTCCAGCGTTGGATTGGCGGGGATCCGACGGAGTGGGGGCAGGAGGAATGGCAGCGTTACAGCCGGGGATTTCTGTGGTACGATTCGGAGAATGCGAATCGTCTCGGCAGCTACTATTTCCCCGTCGTGACGGTGATCAACGGGGAGCCGATGTATGTGTTTCGTGGCGTGGCGGCGGCTCTGGCGGCGCTTCGGGGCGCNCGTGGAGCGGGATCCGGTCCGTGGGAGTCCGATGCCGATGCCATTGAGCGNCAGATNCGTCGTCTGTACGATCGCTTCGAACAGNCNTTTCCGGAGAAGGANGCCGATATCGATTACGAGGATATCGCACCGATTCAGATGCCACTTCCGAAGCAGGAAGCCGGCGGTTGGCAAGCCGCATCAATTGCACTTGCCCTGGAAGCCCGCGCACGGCGGATCAGAACAGAAATCAGATAGACGTCACTCCGCAGGAGCCGACGAAAACGAAGGGAGAACGATATGAACGATGATCTGAAGATCCTGCACGAGGCGTTCAACGATTTCAAACGCGTGAACGACGAGCTTCTGCAGGAGGTGAAACAGTACGGCCAGGCATCCGGCGACCTGAAGGAGCGCGTGGAGCGCCTCCAGAAGGAAATGGATGAGCGTGAAGAGCGCCTTCGCGCCAAGCTGGCCGAACAGGAGAAAGCCGAAGCCCGCCAGAAGGCTTTGGAAGAGCGGATCGAAGACTTGCGCGGCCTGATCCTGCGCAAGAGCGGGGCATCGGAAGTGAAAGAGGAGGCGCAGCTCGCGAAGAAAGCCTTCTTCAAGGCGCTGCGCTCCGGCTACGATGCCCGGGCCATTATGCACGCGGACCTGCTCACTCCCGATGAGAAGAAAGCCCTCATGGTGAGCAACGATGCCGCTGGCGGCTATCTGGCGCCTCCCGAATACGTTCGCGAGATGCTGACCGATATGGTGGAATTCTCCAACCTCAGGTCGGTCGCGAGCGTGCGGCCCACGACCGCCAGCTCCGTNCAGATCCCGAAGCGCACTCGAAGCGCNGCGGCGGTCTGGGTGGCGGAGACGGCGACCCGCAGCGAAACGCAGAATCCCGCCTTCGGGCTCGAGGAGATCAAGGCGCACGAAATGAGCGCCCTTGCCAAAGTCTCTCGGGCCGAGATGGAGGATGCTGCCTTCGACCTGGAGGCGTTCCTCCGCCAGGAATTCGCGGAGCAGTTCGGCGTGACCGAAGGGGCTGCCTTCATCTCCGGCAACGGCGTGAACAAGCCGGAGGGCATTCTGACCCATCCGGATGTCGGCGTTGTGAACAGCGGCAACGCGTCCGCGATCACTGCGGATGGCCTGATCGCTCTGTATTACGAGCTCAAAGAAGCCTATCTCAGCAATGCGACGTGGATCATGAGCCGCGCCACGCTCAAAGCGGTGCGTCAGCTCAAGGACACCACGAACAATTACCTCTGGGCGCCCGGGATCAAGGCGGACGGGATGCCGGCGACCCTACTCGATCGGCCCTATCTGACCTGCCCCGATATGCCGGCGGTGGCGGCCAACGCCTTCCCGGTCGTCTTCGGCGACTTCCGCCGCGGATACCTCATCGTTGACCGTCTGATTCTCGATGTGATGGCGGATCCCTACAGCAGCAAGAATCAGGGCATGGTGGAGTTTTCGGCTCGCCGCCGCGTCGGCGGGCAGGTGGTCATCGCCGACGCTTTGAAGAAGCTGAAGATCGCCAGCTAGGAAACGAAAGGAGATCAAGAAGATGCACGATATCGCGAACAACGTCAAATTCTCCGCCGCCAAAGGCGCCGGCGCGGTCACGGCGTCCGGTCAGGGTTCCGTGGTGGATACGTCGGGATTCCAGTCTGTCGCTTTCGGAATCCTCGTCGGAACGGTCACGACGGCGGACGCGTCGAACTACTTCACCTTCACGGTGCAGGAGGGCGACTTGTCCGATGGCAGCGACATGGCGGATATCCCGACGAACCGCATCATCGGATCCGCGGTGTTGAATGCTGCAGGACAGGCCAATAGCTGCCTGAAGATCGGCGCCATCACCGCCAAGCGCTACGTGCGCCTGGCGTGGACGGAGACCGGCACGCTGGCGAGCGCAGAGTTCGGGGCGGTGGCCGCCCTCGGCAATCCCAATCACGCTCCCGCAGCCTAATGTGCCGGTAGGAGCGGGCTCGTGACCTCCTCCCGCGAGCCCGCTCTTTGATCCGGAGGGATCATGATTCACGTCGAAACGATCTCCCCTCCTCCTACTCATCCCGTCACATTGGCGGAAGTGAAGGCTCATCTTCGAATTGCTGGCACGGGGGAGGACGGCGTGCTGGAACAGTACCTCAGCACCGCCGTGGATGTTTCGCAGAGCTGCACGGGCAGGCGGTGGATCCAGCAGACCGTGCGGCAGATTCAGACGACCCCGTACGATGTCCTCCAATTGGATCTCGTTCGTGCTCCGGTGCTGGGAGTGGTGTCCATTGAAGGCATGAACCGGGGCGGGGCTTGGATGACGCTTCCGAACTCTTTCACAATCATCGGACAGCGCCTTCTGATTCATTCTCCTCTCTCCGTCTACGACGCCATTCGCATCTCGTACAAAGCGGGCTACTTCGCACTATCGGAGACGCCGACAGAGGCAGAACTGCAGCAAGCTCGTGCAGCCGTGCCATCTCCCGTTCGGGCAGCCCTTCTTCAGCTCGTGGGGCATCTATACGAGAATCGCGAAGGGCAATCCTACGAGCCACGCTATGCATCGCGCACCGCTGCATACGGATCCTCCTCCCTGCCGCCTGTCGTTCTGGATCTGTTGCGCCCGTTCGTGCTGTGGGGGGCGTGATGCGTAGCGGCGAACTGCGTCACAGAGTGGCATTCTACCAGCGCCAACAGACGCCCGACGAGGGCGGGGGCGTAGCGACATCCTACGTGCTGCACAAGGAGGTCTGGGCATCCCTGACTCCCCTCTCCAGCTCCCGCATCGCTTTTATGCGCCAGTCCGGTCTTCAGGCTACGCACCGTCTTGTGATGCGGTACGATCAATCCATCACGAGCGAGATGGTAGCGGAGTTCGAAGGCAGACGTTTTCGCATCGAGGGGATGCAGAACACGGACGAGCGCGATGTGGAACTGGTCCTCACGCTGGTCGAGCTCGGACGGGATACGACGGAGAATTTGTGATGGCGCGCCAGAACGTCAGATTCAGACTGGAGGGCGTCGACAAACTGCAAGACAAGTTCGGCCTTCTGAAAGACGATGTGGCGGAACGCGTGCAGGATATCGTCCAGGATATTTCTTTTCAGATCGTGAACGACGCCAAATTGGCGGCTCCGGCGGATATGGGAATTCTACGCAACTCCATCCGCCCGTATTTCTACAGCGGCAGAACCGGAATCGTTGGGGAGATTTCGACGAACTGCGGTTACGGAGCGTTCGTAGAATTCGGCACTGGTCCTCTGGGACGCAGCACGCATAGAGGACAACTGCCGGAAGGCTACGTTCACGGATCGGGCGGCAAGATGCCTCCGATCGAGGTCATTCGGGATTGGTGCCGCCGCCACAAGATTCCGGAATCCGCAGCGTTCGCCATCGCTCGAAAGATCGGGCGAAACGGTCTGCGGGCCCGCCC